ATAACTATTATTATTTTAAAATTATTAATGGATAATGGAGAAGTTAAATCTAAATAAAAAAGTATATGCTAAAAACCAATATGAGAAAGTTATAGATACTAAATTTTCTCAATTAGCTACTTCTCCTCCTCCAAATGCACCCCCACCACCTTCTATTTCTATAGATGAATTTTTTCAAAATTATAATGATATATTTTTCCAAATACCTAAACTTGGAGCTACCAATTCTCATGAATATCTTATAAGAACAAGCTCTGAGTATATTGATGCTGATACTGTAAATAATGATCTCCAGGCTCTAATTGATGAAATTAATGTACTTCAACAACAAAATTTAGAACTTAACCAACAAATAGCTAACCTAGCAATTTCAAGCTCACAACAAGTCTAATGGAAAAAATAGTTAATATACAAAATGTAGACCCAAATACACTCCAGCTGCAAGGTTACTCCCCAACAGATGAATCTCTTATATCTAATTTTACAACAGATATTACCTTCAATCCATCAGAAGACTATTTAGAATATTTTATTTTAGATTTAAACCAAAATATTTTATTTGGTAATACTGCTGGATATCCTGGTTATCAAATTCAAGATAATAATATAGTAATTGATCCTCAAACAGATTTAGAATCACAAGGATTTGAAGAGGGACAATATTATACAATATATAATTTTTTAAAACGAAAATTATCTTCTTCCCCAAATAGTACCTTATATATACAAAGTATAAGTACTGATAGAACAGAATTAAGATTAAATACTACCACTATATCTGATATAGATATAGTAGATTTAACAGTCCAATTTGCAGCCCAAATTGCTAATGCTACAGGTTCATATCTTGATTTTTATTTAAACTTTGGAGATAATAAATTAATAATAGCAAACAATATAGCTTTAGATAATACTAATCCAAGTGATCCTACGGTATTAATCAAACTATACGAACCTTTACCTGACGAATTTACACTCCAATCACAATGTTGGGTAGTTGAACAAATCGCTGAATCTCAAGCTTATCAAATTGAATTAACAACAGTATTTACTGTTAATGAACAATTAAATTATATTGGTGGTCCAAATTTTAATTTAAATGTTCAAGACCAAATTAATAATACTACAACATATCAAAATCAAAATACTTTAAAACAAACAAACTCTACTCAGGGTTCAGGAAGTTTAATGTATCAGATTAATAGTATATTGGCTGAAAAAGGAATTGAAATTAATATAGATTACTCAGACTATTCTCAATTTGTGCATTTTTCATCAGCACAAACCCGATTAGAAAATTTTTACTATAAATTAGCATTAATTGAAGAATATACCTCCAATAGTAGTCTTTCATCTGGTTCTTCTGAATCATATACTTCGGCTAGTGGAGAGATATGGAATAATAAGATAAATGAAATTATAACTAATTTTGATGGTTATGAATATTATCTTTATTATGAATCAGGTAGTCATGCTTGGCCAAAAATAAATTCTGTAGCCCCATATATAAATTATTCTACTAATGATATAGTATCAATTAACTGGCTTAATCCCCAAATTTCATCTGCTTCGTTTTTCGATTCTGAAAATAATGATGCTTTAGTAAATACTATACCTACATATTTAAGAGAAGATTCTACAAACGATCAATATTTGTTGTTCATTCAAATGATAGGACAACATTTTGATAATGTATGGGTATATCTAAAAGATATTACTAATAAATTTGATGCGGATAATAGATTAAATTTTGGTATTTCAAAAGATATTGTTGCACAAGCTATTAGAGATTTAGGTGTAAGAATTTATCAAAATAATTTTTCATCTACAGATATATATTCAGCATTATTAGGTTTAACTCCTTCTGGAAGCAATTTAAACATCCCATATATTACTGGATCCTTACCTACGCCCACAGGATGGGAGTACATAAATCTATTTGTAACAGCGTCTGATCCAAATGTTCTCGAGCCATTAGATGACGTTAATAAAGAAATTTATAAACGCATTTATCACAACTTACCTTACTTATTGAAGAAAAAAGGTACACCTGAAAGTTTAAGAATACTTTCCACTATATATGGTGTTCCTGATACTATTTTTCGTATAAATGAATTTAGTGGTAAAACTACAGCAATTTCAAATAATTATGACAATTTTCAAAATCAATTTAACTATGAATTTTTTACTACAAGTTCAGGATATGTTGAAGTCCCATTATTAATTGATACTGGGTCAGGAAATGGTGTATATGGTGCTGCTCATTATGGTCAAGATTATTATAATGGAGATTCATTTAACGAAGGTTCATCTTCATTTACAGTAGAATTTAGATTTAAAACAACAGGTATTCCTACCGATCCAAATGCATATAACCAGATACTAGCTTATTCCCCAGAAAACAACTTTGCATTAGTTTTAGAATACACAGGAACAGGATATACTAGTGGTTCATATAATGGTTCGATTCCTGATCCATATAATGAATATGGGTTTTTAAAATTTATAGATTTATCTACAGGTTTAGTTGAAATATTATATTTACCATTTTTCGATGGTGGATGGTGGTCAGTAATGTATACTTTAGGAGATGAAATAACTCCTATAACAGATTGGATATTGGATTACCTACCTACCCCGGGTAGAGGAGTTTGGGAAGATTTAGGAAAATGGTATGATACTGAAACTTGGTATGATAATCCTTAATTTAAAATATTTATAACAAAAAATGGGGAGTTTATACGCTAAAAATAAAATTTATACTGGATATGATGGAAATAAGATAGGATTTCAAGCATCATCTAGTGTATCTTCTTCTGTATTTGCTATGGTAAGAAGTGGAAGTTTTTTTCTTTCTTATCCTACTAATTTAACATTAGAAGGAACAACATATATTCCCTTTTCTGGTTCATTTCAAGAATTACGTTTTTATAAAACCAATTTAAGTGAAAGTAAGTTTGATGATTATGTAATGAATCCATATTCAATTGAAGGAAACCAATTAATTGGAAATCAAAGTTCTTTAAAAGCATTAGTATTTAGAGCCCCATTAGGAACAATGTTGGATAGTGGATCTGATACCATAAGAACCTCAATCCATCCGGGAATATCTACTATTCCACCCCGCCCAACATTTAGAACTATAGCTGCTACAAGTAGCTTATATACATTAAATGGTATATATTCATTCCCTTCTCAAACTGAAATCATATATCAAGATCAATTCTCCTCAGGTGTTAAAAATGCAGTAACTGAAAAAATTAGGATAATAGATCAAACACTTCCAACTGGAAGTACATTATCTCAATATATTTCTATTCAACAGGATTTCTTAATGGATGAAAACTTCAGTAAAGATATTAATTATGTTGAAGCAGGTTTTTCACCACAAGATGAAATTAACGATGATATTATAGAACAGCTTGGCTCATTCAATATAGGTAATTATATTGGTGATCCAAGACAAATATCTTCATCATTAACATATTATCCTGATTTTAACATATTAAGAGATAGTTATTTTTCTAAGTATATCCACAATTATGATATATGGGATTATATAAGATTAATTAAATTTTATGATAATTCATTATTTAAGATGATTCAAGATTTTACACCTTCACGCGCTGGTTTAGCAACAGGAATTATTATTAAACAGACATTATTAGAAAGAAATAGATATCCATTACCTCAAGCTACAACAAATAGCGAAATAACATTTGTAGGTAGCCCAACAACAAAAACATTAAATATACCGTATTAATGGCTTTAAAAGATATTACAATAACAGGTTCAATAGGTAGCTATCCTACTCTATCATACGGGCAAAAAACTTATATTTCATCAACAGATGAAGAATCATTTCCGATAGAACATTTTACTGGAAGCGCTGGGGGAGCAACTCCTAATTTTAATGGTCAATATTCAACAACAGATTTATTTGTTAACATTACTCAATCATGGAGTGGTTCAACAAATACTCAAGTTGGCATTGTTGATTTTGTTCATGATACTCAAGAAGAATTCATTAATGGAGAATATAGTGGTTCAGGTATAGAGGTAACTCATCAAAGATTAATTGGGGAGGATTGTATTCAACTCTTAAATGTTAGTACTGTTCCTGTAAATTATAAACCTTTCTTTTATGTAGCTATAAACACTAACCCATTTAATCCTCCTGATCCTAGTTATGGAACTACAATAAATAATTTTTTAAATTTTAACACATCTCCAAACTCGGGGGAAGTATACTTACTTAGCATACAATATGTAATACAAAAACCTGGAGGAGGATTTTCTAATATTAGAAAAGTTACTCATATTAAAGTTAATAGATTTGATGATCAAGGAGATGATAATACTTTATCTTTACAAGAATTAAATTCATTAAGAATATTATTTAGTGATTTAGGACCAGTTGATTTTCCAATACTATCAATTACCGAATATCCAACATATTATTTATATACAACTGATAAAACATTACCTTATAGTGCTACTAGCTCAATAGATAATAATGTATTAGATTTTAGTTTTAGTGCATCTGTAGCTTCATTAGTTGTAATTGATGGGCCTGCGATTCAATATGTAAATAATTATAATTTAAATACTGATCCACAAAACGCCTTCGATCCAATTTCAGGTATATATATTACTAAAAATACACCTAATGTTGTATTAACATATACTGCTTCATTCACTGCTAGTTACTCAACTGGAGGAACTTTTGCAGAAAAATTATTTGTTATAAGTAATCTTATAAATCCAGGTTTTAGTACAAGTAATATAAATTTAGGAGCAAATACTTTTAGTGGAACATTTAATGCAATAGAAAATATATCACAATGTCAAGCTGCATTTTCATTTGAAAGAGTAACAGGAGCAGGTAATCTTACAATTACTGATTTTCAATGGCAGTTCACCCAATCCGTAGCTCCTAGTTCTTCAACTAATCTAACAGTTTTAAGTCCATATTTATTTGAAAATTTTGAATATAGTGATTGTAATGCTTTATTTAATAATGCTACTACTTTAGAATTAGACCCAAATTTTTATAAAGTAAATTATGATACTGGATTATTGGTACCTACAAATCAACAACAGATTTTAGATGGAACCGCAGAATTCGCACCTGTAAAACCATATAATTATTCACTAAATGCTCAGATTCTTCCAAGATATAATGGTGTAAAAGTAGTTCAACAAAACAAAAATATCTGGACTTCGGGTGATATTGCTCCTTCAAAAACACCTTCTTTACAATCATTAAGTACATATTTTGCTTATTTTGAATGGATGGGGGGAACCACACCTGAATTAAAAGATAAATTTGCTGCTAGTCTTAAATATTTAATCAATGAAGACGGGGATGTTTTGACCCCAAATATCTCAAGTTCATATTATTACAATCTAATAGACAATTTTGAAACAGGCCAAAAAGTAAATGTATCCTTATACTCAGATGTTGGGAGTGTAACAAATGTAGGTGGTCCCAAATCCATACTAAGAGCAGGAGCTATACCATGGGGTATAATTGCTTCCCAAACAGGAAGTAACCAAAATGTTCAAACTACAATGTCATTTGGAAATGAAACCATACCATCAATCCCCGATTACTATTCAGTATTCGGAAAATCAAGTCCCCAACCAATACTAACTGGTGGTACAGAATATATAAGTATAAATACAGATATTGTTAATTCCCCAAATACTTCTATTTCTTCTAGTAATTCTATAAAAATAGATTTAAATTCAAATTTAACTACAGTATCATTTAAAGTTACATTAAGAGCTACTCTTAGCGCGGCTGAACCTAATCCACCATCAACAGCACAGGCATATGTATATCTACAAAAATCTACAGATAGCGGCATAACCTGGACTAATGTAGCTTCATCTCTGTGGAATTTATCTCCTGGAACTAATAATTCTAAAACATTAAGTTCTCCATTTTCTACTCCATATAGTTCGGATAGATATAGATGTATGGTAGAAAATGATTCTAATTTTTATGATATAGAAATTAAACATATATCCCCAAATAATACTACATTTACTATAGACCAGAATCCAAGAAATGCTGCAACTACTGCATCTTCCGCTCAAGATTACTGGCGTACAGGATCATTATCTAAAAATGTATTGACAGGATCTCAATTTTATACTCTATATAATTCTTCACCACCATTAGTTCAAAAGAACTATTCTGCTTCTGGATATTTTGATTTCTTACCCTTTACACTACAAATTGGGGATCAAATTAGATTTGAAGGAGATGAAAACCAAACATATGAAATTTATAATATAGATAATAGTGATGTAAGTCAATCTCTTTACTTAACAATAGATAGAAATATTCCTGATGGTACAAATTTAAATTCATTTTTAATCCGACGTTATCATCCACATCCTAATTTTATAACATTAGATTGGAATGGTAGTGGATTTACAGGTGGTCCTGGATTTTTATTCCCTGAATATGCTAATAATAATCTTACTAAAAACTTTAACAATATAATTGTGAAACTTAAAGAAAAAAACTTAATTTAAATAAAAATATAACTTAATAATATTTATAATAAAAAATAATGGGATATTTAAATAATAGCGTTATAACAGTAGACGCAATTTTGACTACAAAAGGAAGACAGTTATTAGCACAAAATGACGGTTCTTTTAGAATTACTCAATTCGCACTAGCAGATGATGAAATTGACTATACAATGTATAATCCAATCCATCCATCTGGGTCTTCATATTATGGTGAAGCAATTTTAAACATGCCTTTATTAGAAGCATTTCCTTCCGAAACCCAAATTATGAAGTACAAATTAGTTACTTTACCTAGAGGAACAGCTAGATTACCTGTATTATCAATTCCACCAACTATTGTTCAAGCTCAAGGTTCATCATTATCTATTACTCCTCAAACATTAAATTATTTTGGAGGAAACACATTTGAAACAGCAGGATATACTTATACAATCTCGGATGTGCGTTTATTTAGTACGTTTGAAGGAGTAGGTATTAATACACCATCTGCTCAAGCATTAAATACTACAACTACATTGGGTACTAATGTTTCTAAAACAGTTGTAGGTACATCTTTAAATATGAGATTTACTACTGTTAATACATTATTTGGAGCTAATAATAAACTATATGCTACATTAACTGTAGAAGGTAGAGATAGCGGAGCAAGAATAACAATACCTGTAACTGTAACAAAAGCATCATAAAAAATAATACAAAAATATGTCAACATTTAATCGTTTAATACCTGAAGATTTTGTAGTAAGTTCTGATTCAATCACGGCTACATTATGGTCAGGTGGAGCAGTAGCTTTAACAAATTTTTATACCTCATCAAATCAAGAAGCTGGATCATCAGGAGATTTTTATTTAAATATTTATCAATCTGATCCTATTTCTGCTACGGATGCGGAAGTACAATTTGCTATTGCTTATGGAAATAAACAGGGTAGTGGAAGTTCATGGTATAATGGGGCTGTACCTGGTGCTTCTCCAACTAGAACTACTTATGGTCAGTACAGAACATTAATTTTAGGAGATGAAAACTCAGATTTTGTTTTTGGAAATATTACATCATCTGATTTTTGGGCACTTTCAATTGATAGAACTCGTTATAAACAATCTCTATTCCCAGGCTCAATGACATTATTACTTTCAGGATCAGGAGGAGTAATATCATTAACTGACAATAGTAATTATGTTAGTTCTATTGTATTTAATGATGCAGGAAGAGTTTACCAATTAGTTAGTGGTTCAGCAGGAACTCTTTATTCAGGTTCAGGAACAGATGCAAATGGGTTTAGCCCTTCATCTGGTTCATACGGATATTTTCTTCCAGATATTGGAACAATTTTATTAAATCCATTAGCTTTATCTCAATCTATTAATTTAGAACCTAGTAGATCTTCAAATTCAGATGGATTAAATTATCAAAGATTATATAATGCTATTAGTTCATCAGCTACTTCATCTTTTAGATTAAACAGTCAAGAAACAATATCCTCAGATTATATATTCATTAGAGCTAGGAATGCTGAATTTAACTACTCAGAAAATCCAAGTTACATCTCAGGAAGTACAGGTGAGGTAATTTATAATTCATTTATAAACAATCCACAAACATTTCCTACAACAATTGGTTTATATAACGATAATAATGAATTATTGGCTGTTGCTAAACTTTCAAGACCACTATTAAAAGATTTTACAAAAGAAGCATTAGTGAGAGTTAAATTAGATTTCTAAAATCAATGAGCGCTTACAAGCAACTTCTAACTTCTGATATAATTGTTACTCCATTTGAGGTAAATAAAGAATTTACCTTTTATGGGGGTAATTCTCTAATTAATCCAAACGTAGGAATAGATAGATTATTAGGTCAAAACATAGTTGGAACTTTATTTAATCCATTATCAGATCCTACTACAGGAAATTTAGGAACCCAATATCAAAGATTAGTTTACAATTCAATTAAAGAGCTCTATTATTCAAATTATTTGAGTTCTAGTTATGGAGATGCAGTCAATCAACCAGTTTTGATTCCTGGTAGAGATGAGGAAGGAAATCGATTTGTGGGTTCTACAATGAACCCACAATTCGATAACTACTTACAAACCACTCTTACTTATCCAAAATTCTTTCCTACCTCATCAGGTAATTATATAGGAGTTATTTCTATTCCTGCTCGTTTGTTTGGAGATTACATTAAACCAAATACATTTAGATTTAATGCAGGAGCAAATTATTTAATAGATGATGGAGAAGGAAATGTATTAACCAATGGAGGAGAAATAATAGGAAATATATTTTATCCTCATGGGATTATTACTATAACTTCTGCTTCTTTTGGTACTATAAATTCATTTGTATCAAATACTGATATAACTTGTTCATTTAGTAGTTCATATAAAATATATGAAACACAATATAAATGTACAATTAGAGAAAATGAATATAATTTATCCTTAAACCCAAGTTTAATATCAGGTAGTAATTCAGCTAGTTTAGGTATCCCATATGGATTTATAACTGAATCATATTTTTCTCCTTATATCACCACAGTTGGATTATATGATGAAGCACAAAACCTATTAGCAATAGGTAAATTGGCTCAACCATTACCTTCTTCACCAACAACAGATACAACAATATTGATTAATATAGATAGATAAATGTGGTTATATAAAGACAAAGTTATAGAAAATACAGAAGACATTCCTGAAAACACATTTGGTTTTATATATGTAACAACCCATATACCAACAGGTATATCTTATATAGGTAAGAAATCTTTAATTCACAATGTAAAGAAAAAACTTACTAAAAAAGAATTAATCGAACAAACAGGTCCTGGTCGTAAACCAACTAGTAAAGTTGTCCAAAAGGAATCAGATTGGAAAACATATTATGGTTCCGCAAAACCAATACTCGAGCTGTTAAAAGCAGGAAAGCACTCAGAATTTACACGCGAAATACTACAGTTTGTTCCTAATAAAAAGTTATTAACATATTATGAGTGCAAGTATTTATTTAAATATAGCGTGTTAGAACATTCCAATAAATATTTTAATGACAACATTTTAGGAAAATTTTTCACAAAAGACTTTTTAAACTAGGATATCCAAGATGTCTTTCATATATTAAATAAGTTATGGGAAATAATGCGTTAACATATTTGATTGATTCAATTTTAGGTAAAAGTAAATCCACATCTAAAGGTAATAGAGCATATCATTGCCCTGAATGTAAACATCATAAGTTAAAACTTGAAATTAATTTAGATGAAACCTCCCCACACTTTCAATCATACAATTGTTGGACGTGTGGTTTTAAAGGTAAAAAATTAACAACCCTGTTTAAAAAAATAGAGGCGGATTTCGATAAAGTAAATCAATTAAAATTATTAGTTAAATCCATTCCAAAAGATTTTGAAGGAAAAATAATTGAAACTAAAAAAATAACACTACCTAAAGAATTTATTTCATTGATTAATCCTCCAAGTAGTTTAACAGCTAAACATGCTTTACATTATTTAAAAACTCGAAATATAACTCAAGAAGATATTATTAAGTATAATATAGGGTATTGTGAGTTTGGGAATTATTCAAACATGATCATTATCCCATCATATGATTCGGAAGGAAATTTAAATTATTTCACTTCCAGAAATTTTAATAAAAATTCCTCAATTAAATACAAAAACCCAGATATATCAAGAGATATAATTGGGTTAGAACTTTTTATAAATTGGAATACACCTATTACATTGTGTGAGGGAATGTTTGATGCTATTGCTATTAAACGGAATGTTATTCCATTACTTGGAAAAACTATTCAAAATAGTTTAATGAAAAAACTAATCAATTCCTCAGTACAAAAAATATATATTGCATTAGATAAAGACGCCATTAAACAAGCGTTAAATTTTTGTGAAACATTAATGAATGAAGGTAAAGAAGTTTATTTAGTTAATATTGACGATAAGGATCCAAGTGATATGGGATTTGTTAAGTTTACTAACCTAATTCAAAACACGTTTCCTTTAACCTTCTCAAACTTACTTGAGAAAAAATTACAAATTATATGAGCAAAATTAAGCATTCATATGATCGAATTTTAGAAATATCTGACGACCATAAACAAATTACATTGCCTGATTCCAGGTATTACAGACGAAATGGTGAATATTACCCTTCAGTAACATATGTATTAAACTTATATCCTAAAGGGAAATTTTTTGAAGACTGGTTAAAAAAAGTAGGTTATGCTTCTGAATATATCGTTAAAAAAGCATCTGAAGAAGGTACTCAAGTACATGAATTATGTGAAGCATATTTAAATGGTGAAGAATTATATTTTCTATCTCACTCAGGAAAACCCCAACATCATCCAGATGTATGGCAAATGTTTTTACGTTTTGTAGATTTTTGGGAAGAATTCACTCCAAAATTAATTGAAACCGAAGTACATTTATTTTCAGATGAACTTAAAGTAGCAGGAACCTGCGATTTAATTGTTGAAATAAACGATAAATTATGGTTGTTAGACATTAAAACATCTAACCAAATGCATTCAACTTATGAACTTCAAACCGCGGTTTATGGTCAATGTTATCAAGAATGCTATAATAAAAAGGTAGATCATTATGGAATATTATGGTTGAAATCATCCAAACGTAAATCATCAAAAGGTAAAATGCAAGGCAAAGGATGGGAAATTTTAGAATCAGAAAGAACATTTGAAGAAAACATTGATATCTTCAAAACTATTAAAAAACTATTTGATTTAGAAAATCCTACAGCCTCTCCATCATTCGAGTCATTTAGAACTACTGTAAAACGAAAAGATCTATAATATTTATAATGAGAGAGAATTGGGATTCCTAAATTCTTTTTTGTATATTAATATTATGATAAAACTTACTCAACTATTACAAGAAGCACTTTCTAAACCCAAAGCCATAATCATGGCGGGAGGTGCTTCAGTAGGTAAATCCACGGTACTTAAATCTATTGATCCTATAGTTAAAGATTTTGACAATCTAAACGCAGATAAATATGTTGAAGATAAAGATTCTCCAATGTATAGAAATTTATCTGCTGCATCTACTCAAATTAGAAAAAAAGATTTACCAAACGCTATAAAAAATCAAAAAAATCTTATTTACGACACTACGGCCTCTAATTTATCTACTTTACAACCAATTCTAGATGAATTAAATAGTAATGGGTATGAAACCATGATGATTATGGTTTATGCCCATCCTGTTGTTTCATTTCTAAGAAATTTTAAACGTGAACGTAAAGTACCAGCTGTAGGTGTTTTAGGAACATGGGCTAATGTGTATAACTTATTAGACGAATATAAAAATATATTTGGTGATAAATTTATATTGGTAAATTCTCCATCTGGACCTGAAGAACAAAAAGAAATAGCCAATTTTGAAAAAGCATACCAAGATGGCAAACTATCAGAATACTTTAATAGTTTATTATCTACAGGAGAATTCGCTTCTACTTTTAAAAAAGATGATACAACTCTATCTCCTGAAGAAAAAGAAAAAAGAGAAAAACAAAGAGAAAATACTCGTAAAACATTAGAAAAAAATATTGAAAAAATTTCTACCACATATGGAGATATTCAATCTAAATTAGACCCAATTGATAGTAAAGAGTTGCCTAATATTGTTAAAAACTTTGTTAAATGAATTTTTTAGTTAGAGAACTTATACAACCTATATTAGAGGACTTTCAAATTGAAATGCCCCAATCTAATGAGGTAGTAGCTTTGTTTGGTGGTGGATTTAAACCACCCACAAAAGGACATTTTGATGTTGTTAAACAAACACTTGAAAACCACCCAAATATAACTGAATTTCAAATAGCAATAGGAGGAGGTACTCGAGACGGTATCACTCCTGAAATGTCTATGAAAATCTGGGAAATATACAAACCATTACTTTCAGATAAAGTAAAGTTAATTTCAACTTCATCTCCACTTACATATATTAAAGACTATATCAAGGAAAACTCAGATACAGAAATATATGCTGTGGTGGGTGCTAGAGAGGGAGATGAACAAGATGCTAAAGATTTTGAACAACGTAAAACTCTATATAAAAAATACGGAAATAAAGTTACTGTTTTAAAATCAGAAGCCGAAAACAGCATTAGTGGAACTAAAGCACGTAAGGCACTATCTGATAATAATTTTGAGGAATTTATAAAATATTTACCTAGTGAATTAGATTCTGATACCCAACAACAAGTATGGAGCATTTTAGGTAAAGAAAAAATAGAGGAAATGTCTCAAATGGCTATCCAATCAGTTGAAGATTTTGCGGATAAAGAATTAAACCCACTAGACATAGAATTTACCAGTCATTTCTTTGATAGATTAGTAGATCCTAGAAACATTAAGCCTATTTCATCAGCTGAACTTATTGGGTTTTTTAAACGCTTAGCTAAAAAGAAAAAACAATTATTTGATTTTCTTTCTAAATATAAAGAAATAGTAGCCACAGATAATCGTACAGATATTAATATACCACTGGTTAAGCAAGCAAATACTGCTATTGCTAAAACTATAATGCGTAAAAAAGATTTCAAAACACCTGATCCTAAAATTGAATTTAGTGAGAGTTTAAATGAAAGTGTAAACGATTCATTTGATGATTCTTTAAATTCATTAATCAGATATATGGTTGATCAAGGTATGGATATTCAACCATTACCTACATTAAAAATCATAGACAACGATGTAGAAAACGCTAATAACGTTTTAGGTAAAACAGCGTACTACGATCCAAATAATTGTTCTATAACGCTTTATACGCTGAATAGACATCCAAAAGATATATTACGTTCATTTTCTCATGAAATGATTCATCGTATTCAAGATAATGAAGGTAGATTAAATAATGTAACTACTAATGATACTAATGAAGATGGAGATTTACCTGAATTAGAAAGAGAAGCATATTTAAAAGGAAACATGACATTTAGAAATTGGGAAGATTCAATTAAAAATCAAAAATATATTAGAGAATATAAAGAGTATGCTTTAAATGAACTATTTGAAAAAGACTTACCTAATATAGAAAAATTAAATAGTGTAGAGTATTTAGTAAGCAATGGAGATGATATTGAAGCAAAATATTATTTTAGATTAGATGAACCTGATTTAAATAAATGGTCAATACATTGGAATTTTACAAATAATAACAAAAATACATCTCCTGAGGCTTGGAAACAAATAACTACTACCTCATTTAAAATATTAAAAGATTTTATAAATAATAAAAAACCAAACTACATTTCTCTCTCAGGGAATGAAAATAAAAGTGGTAAAAATGCTAAACTAAACATATATAAATCTAAATCATTTTTAGAAAAACTTGAAAATATATTTAATAATCAATATTTAATTAAAAATGATGATGAATCTATGGTTTTAATGAAATCAATAGAAGAAGCATATAAGTATGCCATAAATGAAAGTGTTAAGTATGGTGGAGAAAAATATGAAGATGTTTTATATTATTGGCAAAATTTAGATATAAATTCTAAAAGTAAAATAGAACGTTGGAATGCCACTAAACGTAAAGTGAAAAGAGAAGTTTTACAAGAAATTTACCAAATTAAATGAAATATAAATTAACAGACATATATAAGCAAATTAGGGAAGAGGAAACAGCTGCCCAAGTAGCACAATATAAAATATTTTGTGATATGGATGGCGTGTTATGTGATTTTGATAGACGATTTGAACAATTTGGAGGAATGTCTCCTAAAGAATACGAATCAAAATATGGCATTAAAGAATTTTGGGAACTTATAGATAAAAAAATAGGTGTTCAATTTTGGTCTAAAATGCCATGGATGTCTGATGGTAAACAACTTTGGGACTATATTAAAAAATATAACCCATCTTTACTCTCAGCTCCTTCTAGAGAAGCATCTTCTCGCTATGGAAAACATTTGTGGGTAAAAGAAAATATACCTGGGACTAAATTAATTTTAGCAAATAGAGAAAAGAAAAAAAATTATTCTGGAAAAAATCGAATACTTATCGACGATCGCCCTGATAATATTAATGAATGGAAGGCCACAGGAGGTATAGGTATTTTACATACTTCAACATCAAATACAATTAACGAATTAAAGCAACTAGGATTATGAAATATCAGTACAAATTGGTAAAAGAAAATGAAGGTGAAGAAGAAGTTAGTGGGTTAAAAGGTATACAATCTCAAAATGAATTAGTATTAACAGCCTTAGAAGGACGTACTGCTAAAGAACTTCTTGATATTATCAATGATCCTGCTAACCTGGATAAAGTATATGCTAAAGAAGCTTCTGGACTAAAAGATATCAAAATTAAAGTATTTGGTGATATGCCTAATGCTCGTTATAAATTAAGTGATAACATTGCTATATATAAGGAAAATGGTACTTCTCTTTATTCTAAAATAGAAAATGCAGTTGGTGCAAAATTTGATAGAAAAGGAGCCGAAATTAACAAAGACAAAGCCGGTAACATTCGGTTTATTTTTCCTAAAAATAGTAAATATAATGTAGATTTAGTAGAAAAATATTTTAACAGTATGGATAGTGGTGAAAAATCTAGAAAAGCAGATTTACGACCTAAAGAAATAGATGAACTTACATTAAGATTTCCATTAAGTGATGGTCCAACTCTTAGAAAAATATTAGATAATGCAAATTTAGAATCAGGTAAAGATTATAAATTAAGTAAACAAGAAGCAATACAAGAAAATTTACGTACTTTAGTTAAAAAAGAAATATTAAAGTTTTATAAAAAATAATTTATGTCAGAAAACGTTTTAAAAAAAGATTTCAAACAAAAGGATGTTCAACGTCTTCGTAATCTTGTTCAAGGCAAGTACGGAGAAAGGACTACTGTGGGGATTGGTTATGAAAAGAAAAAAAGTTTTCATGATGAGGGAGATGTGTGGGAAGAAGATGGTAGGCAATGGACTATCAAAAATGGCATTAAACAAAATCTTACTAAATTAGACAAAGCAAAGCACTCAGTGACTTTGCCACTTTTCTGCCCTTGTTGCTCTAATTTAATGAAAAATAAATTCGATAAATTATTTTACATTCAATATAATAGATGCTTTAATTGTCAAATTGACTTTGAAACAGATATTCGCAAAATGGGATTATGGGAAGAATATGAAAAAAATATCATCAATTCAGATGTAGATCATCTTATTAAAGATTATAATACATGGATGGATGAAGTTATCAATGGTTCAAATGAAAGTTTTATTACTGAAGCCGGAGATATTGAAAAATGGGATGGCTCAGCAAAGAAAAAGTTGTTAGAAAGTAAAGAAGAAACAATTAAATATTTGCAAACCTTAAAACGATGAAGTCATGCCTCCAATTCCAATTTACATAACAGTTGTAACAGCACTAATAACAGCGATTTTTGGTCCTATTATTGTAGAATGGGTAAAATCTAAATTTATTTTTCCCCATAAAGACGCATTAGGAGAATCTATTAATACAGATGAAAAAGTTGATCATCAACTAGAAATATTAATAAAAGAACTAAAAAGTGATAGAATATGTATTGCTCAATTCCATAATGGAGGACATTTCTACCCTACAGGAAAATCAATTAAGAAGTTTAGTATTTTTTATGAACGAACTACAGACAAAACATCTTCTATAAAAGATACTTTCCAAAATATTCCTGTATCTTTATTTCCTAAAGCATTTTCTTTAATATATAAAGATGGAGAAATAATAATTCCTGATACTAAAGAAAATTATTTGGATTGTGGTTTATTTCAAATTCAAGGAAAAAATTATAAAACTAAATCATTCTATGTTTTTTCAATAAAAGATATAAATAATAATTTTATAGGTTCTTTAACTATTTCATATTATACTAGAAAACATTCTTTTACTCAAGAGGAATGGATATTAATAAGACAAAAAATAGGTGTAATAGGAGCAATTTTAACTGACTACTTGCACGGAAAAAGATAAACACAATATTTATAATAAAATACAAAGATGAAAGAATTTGAAAGAATGCAGAAGTTAGCTTTTGGCAACACAATTCCAGCATTAAAACATATTGAAAATCAACCAGTTTCTTTAACTGAAAATGCACTTAAAGCTAAAATTAAAGAACTAGTACATTCATCTTTAGGTGAAGCTAAGAAAAAGAAAAAAGAAGAAGATGTAGCTCCCCAAGAAGATGTAAATATAGAAATGGATGCTACTGAAGAAATACCTGGAGATACTATGGCACCTGAATCAGTAGATGGAGCAGATATTGATCCAACAGTTAAATCAATCCAGGATTCATTACAAAAAGCATTTGCTCAAGCTAAAACATTGGGTGATGAAAAACTTATCGCTCAAATTGGTAATACAATTACTATGCTTGTTAGAACACAAGTATTAGGTGGGCAACAAGTAGCTGAATCATTAAATGAAGAAGAAACAGATTATCAAGAAGGATACAGACATGGATACAATAACGGATATAGAGATGGTGTAGAAGGAGAAGAAAAAGAAAAATTTTAATAAAAACAAATAAAAACAAACAATTTATGAATTCACAAGAACTATTTGAACAAATTAGTGGGTTATTCGAAACAGCAAAAGAAAATCACGCTGAAACAACTAAAGCCGCTAAAGGTAGAGCACGCAAAGCACTTTCTGAAATAAAAAAACTCATTGCAGCCTACAACAAAGCTTCTGTTGCTGAAGTAAAAGCAAAGTAAAATGGCACAGCTTACCCCAAGAGAAATAGCAATCAAAAATCAACTCTACAATCAATATAAACAAAATAAAGATGAGTTTATAAAAGATTATGGATCTGATGCTGAGCGAGTTATGTTGGGGAGAGCAATTAAATTAGCAAAATCAATGGCTGCAAAAGACGACAAGCAAAAAATTAAGGAAATGATTAAAAAGGCCCTTCAAGGGCCTATTTCTGAAACTGAAGAAATCAATTCAATTGAATACGTACAAAATCGTAGACCAGTTGAAAGTAATCCTGAAGATGTAGTTAAGTTGGATGTTCCACTACTAATTCGTATAATGGAATATGCTAGAGAAGATGCTAAAACAGACATGGATTTACATTTTGCAGCAGAAAACATGATTCAGTTATCAAAACCAAACAGAATTCTCAATATGGGGGATTATGAAAGTATTGTTTCTCCATACGTAAAAATTGATTAAAATGACTAAAAGCGAGTTTAGAGATAGAATTAAATCTTTAGTTAAACAAGTATACTCAGGTGCAACTAAATCCACAGAAGTAGATTTAGATACAGTATCAGCTGTATCTTTAGATACAACTCGTTTTCCAGTTCTAGCTAAATTCCCAACACTTAGAGATACCATTATTAAATTGCTAACAGATCAATATGATTTGTTTTTAAAAGACATTGAATGGGTAGCACCCCGTCCTACTACATTTCGTATTGTATTAGCAAATGATCAAATATTTTATTTGATATTTACTGATAGAACATGGATTGGTAAAGTAGAAGGTAAAAAATATTACCTATTGAACATAAGTGAAGAACAAAATTGTGTTGAATCAATAGCTAGAATTTTATCTTATGGTGCTAAAACTGAAGTTAAAAAAGAAGAAGTAGCACCTGAAGCACCAGTAGAAACACCAGCAGAAACTCCTGTTGAAGAAACACCACCAACAGTATAATGGACGCATTAGATTTATTTTTTAAAAAATACTCTTACAAATTTCCTAAAGGATATCCTGACATGAATAATGAGCAGGATATCAATATTTTAGCTAATTTGTTAGAAGGATTAGGAATTGACTTAAGTGAAGACAAATCCTCAGATAGACAAGAAGCTAAAGAAATTTTAAAAAGAGAATTGGATTTAACTGATCAAGATTTTAAAGATAGTGGATTGCAATTTTATGTTTTAGTACCTGGAAATCAAAGACTATCATTTATAGACAAAATTGAAAACATAGATACAGGAACAGATAAAAAGTTTAACTACAATTCCACTCCATCTGCATTCTCATCTTTAGGTTATTTTATGTATGGTGGTGTAAAATTTGGAATTAAACCTAGTGAAAAACAAGGTGGAAAATCTGCAGGTTTAGATAATGAAAATATCTTTTATAATACTGTTACTTCATTATTAAAAAATGGTCCCAAAGATATAAAAATTACAGATGGTGAAAAAGAAGTAGTATTTAAAGATATTACTGAAATTGAAGAAACAGGTAGAAAAACATCAGGATACTCTAAATCAGATATTGATTTTTATAGTAATGGAACAAATAAAGGTGGCTTATCTTTGAAAAAAGAAAATGCAATATATTGGGAATCTTCCGATGTTAGATTTAAAAATGAAGTAAACAACTTAGTTAAAGCTATTACTAGTGGTAAATTAGGTGATGAAATATCATATGTTCCATATACTGATGCTCGAGGAAATACAGATCCCGGCATTATTAAAATGTATAATAAGAAAGAAAATAAACCGATTGCTGGTATTATAATAAAAGATCTACCTCAACAAGATATACAACAAGTTATTTTTGGTAATGACAATGTACCAGTGGCTGTTGCTACTTGGAGATCAAGTGATTTTACTATTGATGGAGATACAATTATAGCTAAAGCTAAAAAATTATATACTACATTAAAAGATATTGAAAAGGATAAATCACTCCCCATATTGAATGTTAGACATGATAAAACAAGAAGATCATCAAAAGGATTAAGAGCTTTATTACAAACTGAAAAATCTTTATATAAAGATGAATCTTTAAAAGGCAACAATGTTGAACTTTCATATAACGAAATAATGTCATAATATTTATAGGTATGGAACGTATTAAACAACTTATTCGAGAAGTACTTTCTACTCCACCCAAGAAAGAATCATGTAACTGTGGTTGCCATTCTTGTGAAAACGTAGGAAATAAAGGTCCAGTTCTAAACGAAAGCTTAAATGCTAAAATCGTAATGACTGAAAACATGAAATATCATGTTGACAACAGATTACCACTTACAGAAAACACATTTCGTTATGGCTCACAAGCATTCTTAGATTTATGGGCTGAAGCTCGTTATCTATATTCTCGTAATGCTATTCATGTAAATGATGACGATAAAGAAATTTTACTTGAAACTAATTTAGGTGAATACGGAATGTATGAAGGTAAAAAAGTGCCTTTAGATTTACCTATGTTAGAAGATGATTCATTAGCGGCTGATGAAGAGGAAATAGCTGACGAACCTATATCTGAAACTGATAAAAAGAAAAACCCACCAATTGGAAAACCAAAACGTGGTGGTTCTAAAAAGTTTTATGTATATGTTAGAGACAAAGGTAAAATTAAAAAAGTATCATTCGGGGGAACTACCGGATTGTCTGTTAAAATAAATGATCCTAAAGCAAGACAAGCTTTTGCCGCTCGCCATAGATGTGCTCAAAAAACAGATAGGACAAAACCTAGTTATTGGTCATGTAGAATCGGTCGTTATTGGAAGCAATTAGGAGGAGCAAAAAACTTTAGCGGATATTGGTAGGAAATCGGCCTTACCAATATTTATAATAAAATAAAATATGGCGTATGTTTATATTGTAATCAATAAAGTTAATGGGAAAAAATATATTGGTTCCTCTCGAAAATCCCAAATAGATGAAAATTATTATGGTAGCGGCAAAGCAGTAAAAGATGCTCTAAAGAAATATGGTAAAGAAAATTTTATAAGAGAAATACTGTGGGAGGGTGAAGGAAATGCTCGCGATATAGAAACATGTTATTTAATAAAATTTAATGCTTCTAAGAATCCAATGTTTTATAATATGACTAATGATGCTAGAGGAAATGATCTTCATAAAGAAGAAACAAAACTCACTGTTAGTGAAAAACTAATTGGGAGAAAATTTACGAAAGAGAGATGTGACAAAATATCTAAAGCTAAGAAAGGATCCACAACCTCTAAAAAAGGCAAACCTGATGGCCCCAAACCAGGAGTATCAGAAGCTCATAAAGGTAGAATTAGTCCTAATAAAGGAAAAGGAAATCAAGTAGCTTTATATACAATATCTGAAGAATATATCAGAACTTATTCTAGTTACTATGACCTAGCTATTGATCTCCAAATAAATCCAGAAACAGTAAGATGTCAACTTATTGGAAAATCTCAAACTATTAAAAATAAGCAATATAAAGCGCAATATGTATGATAGAAATGTGGTAATATGAAACTATTAGAACTTAAAAAACTTATTCAAGAAGAACTACGTATAATACGTGAAAGTTCTGCTTCAAAACTTTATAAAGTAGAAGGACTATTAGTAACAAATACTGATAAAAAAACACAATCCCAAATACTTTCAGATATTAGATCAATCCCAGGTATCACAACAGTAGATGCTCAAGAATATACTCCTCGTTTACCTAAAAAAGGATACACATACGATAGATTAACCATCAAGGTTGATCCATACCCATACATTAAAAAAGACGGTAAATTTGATATAGAAACGATTAATCAAGTAATCGCAAGTATTGGTGGGATTAAAGGAATAGTTAAATTTAGAGTTGATAACCCCCAATTAATTAATATTGGGATATGATTAAGTTAATTAATCTTCTAGAACAAATTCTTCAAGAGAAAGCTGATCGCTGTAAGCGTATTGCTGATCGTAAGTACGATAAACCATCTGCTTACAAATCAGGTGCTATCGTTAGATGTCGTAAAGGTAATATTTGGAAGGATTTAAAAGAAGAAGAATTAAATGAAAAAGTAAAAGAAACACTTCGTACTTGGTTTAAACGTAAAGGTGCACCAGGTAAAGAAGGCGGATGGGTTGATTGTAATACTTGTAGAGACGGAAAATGTAAATCATGTGGTAGAAAAGAAGGTGAAAAACGTTCTAAATATCCTTCATGTCGTCCTACACCAGCTCAATGTAAAACACCTGGTAAAGGTAAAAAATGGGGGAAAACAAAATGAAAAAAGAATTTAATATAACTGAGTGGGCACTCAAAAATAGACTAAAAGAACATGAAGGTGAAGAATATCCTCCTTACATGTATTCACCTGTAGGTTTTAGCTGCGCAGTATGTAAATATCATTATATAAAAGATGATAAACATATGTGTAAAAATAAACAATACCAAGAGTATAAAGGTACTGCTGAATTGGTTGATGATGAAGGAAATCAAATTAAAGATCCTTCAAAATGGTGTTCAAATTGGTTTTTACCTAAAGGAGAATGAAGCCATACACAGACATAGAAGTTACAGACAAATATGTTATTCGTGAATTTAACGAAAATATAGATCCAATTGAGCTTCTTTGGCATCGCGATAATGAAGATCGCACATTAGAAATAGTTGGTGAAACAGATTGGAAAATACAATTAGATAATAAATTACCAATCTTACTAGAAAGTCATATATTTATACCAAGACACGCATGGCATCGTGTTATTAAAGGAACAGGAACATTAAAATTAAAAATATACAAATGAAATCAACTGAATTAAGACAACTTATCCGCGAATCAATCAATGAATATATTCGTGAAATCGATGAAGCAGGAACAAAAGCTGGATTACAAGCTAAAATAGAAGCAACTGAAGGTGCTATTAGCAAACGTGAAAAAATGGCTAATATGGAAGGCATTGATGAAGCTTATCATGAAATGCTTGATAAAGGCAAAATGAAAGAAATTGGTAATGAAGTTAAGGCATTAAAAAAAAGTTTAGATAAATTGAAAAAACAATTAGATAAACTTAATTCAAAAGGTACTAAAACTGAAAAACCTGAATCTGAAGAAAAAGAAATTGTTGATGAAGTAAATATTGATGAAACATTTCCTGAATCTGGTGCTCAACTAGAAGAAGATAATAATGAGGATTTACCCCCTGCACCATCAGAAGAGGAAATAGCAGCTAATCAAATATACGAAATGCTCCATATGCAAAAACTAGCAGGTATTATTTCAGAATCTGAATATGTTGCTAAAGTAAAAGAAGTAGAAAAAGCATCTAAAAAATAACATATAGACTGATTCATAGCCGGTCGCTCGAAAGAGACAAAACATCCTGGATCTGTGGCCCATTTTTCGAAAGAAAGGTGGGCCACTCTAATTGGGATTTCAAAATAAAAAATTTTATATTTAGCACATGAAAAAAATCGTAATCGTAGGAGCAGGTGTAGCAGGTATTAACGCTGCTACCAAATTAGTAGACAATGGATATCCAGGACATCTAATTACAGTTATAGATAAAGGTAGCGATCCATATAATCGCTTACCTGAACAGGTAATGGAAGGCATGTTAGGAGCTGGAGGTTGGAGTGATGGTAAATTAACATACCATACTGCAATTGGAGGAGTATTATCAAAATACTGTGGTGAAGAAAAAGCTATGGAATTAATGGATCAAGTAATTAAAAACTTTACTCGTTTCCACCCTAAACCAGAAGAAATATTTATGTCTGATCCTCAAGAGGAACCAGATTTTATTAAACCACATTTTGGACTAAGACTATTTCCAGTGTGGCATATTGGTTCAAATTATCTACATGAAATTGCTATTAATTGGTATGCTTACTTAGCTGATAAAGGTATTAACTTTATGTGGGAAACGGAAGTTACATATATTGATTTTGATAATCCTCATGGATATGTGTTAATAGAAGGATTTAAAAACCAAGGTGGAGGAGAAAAAACACATTACATGACTACTGGAGATAAATTAATATTCGCAGTGGGGAAGAGTGGTATCGACTTTGGTAAAGCACTAGCAGATGAATACAAATTACCAACTGAACCTAAATCAGTGCAAATAGGTGTACGTTTTGAAGCACCACAAAAATATTTTCAAAAATTAATTGATGTATCATACGATTTTAAATTATATCAAAAATTCGATAACGTATCTCTACGTTCATTTTGTACAAATAATAATGCAGCTTATGTGGCTGTTGAGAACACTTATGGGGATGTAAGTTATAATGGACATGCTAAGAAAGGCGAAGAATATCGTAACGATATGACTAACTTTGGTATCCTAATGGAAATTAAAGGTATTGAAAATCCATTTGAATGGAGTAGAGAATTAGTTTCTAAAATCCAAATTGATAGTAAAGGACTATATTATTCTCCTTCCCGTAAACCAGGACAAACATCAGAAGGAAATATAGTAACAGCTACTCCAATAAGTTTAGATGGGTTAACTCATTTAATTGAACCTTCATTTAATGGTTATTTCAAATATGTATGGGATTTTATACAAAATATGAATGAAGTATTTGAATTTGGTGATGATTGGGGAATGTATATTCCTGAGGTAAAATATTTATCTCCTGAACCATTAGTTGATTACAAGAATTTAGCATTAGTAGACTATCCAAATGTACACTTTGTAGGTGATGCTTTATCTGCTCGTGGTATTACAGTAAGTGGAGCACATGGAATTTATGTTGCAGAAAATTTACTACAACATAAACTTGATGAATATCCAGATTTTGTAGAACATTATTAAACTTTACTATAATTCATTATATGTATAATAAAAACATATTTAAAACAAAATGGAATTAAGAAAATACATCCGCGAAATGGTTGAGACTGAGCTTGATGAAATGGCTCGTATCTCTACTAACATCAAAATTGGTGATCCTGAAAAAGCATCCATTGCAAAAGAGCTATATGCTGGAACTTGGTATGGTGATATGATTGATTATGTAGAGGAAGCAGGAGACGTTGGTATTCCTCAACCTGAACTAGCAAGAATGTTAGGTAAATCAGGCCAACAAGCAATCAATCCCAAAGTTAGAGATTTCCTTGAATCAAACATCTTCACTAAAGGTGAGTTATCAGTAGCTAAAAAAGAAAAACCAGAAGCTAGTGGTATTAAAGGTCGCCCAACCTCAGAAAAAACATTAATGGCTAAAGATGTTAATTCTAAAATGGAAGCAGATGCTAACTATAAACCATCAGAAGATGAATTAGCAATATTGGGGGCTGAGTTTATTGAAAAACTTAGAGCACGTGTTAAAGGTACTTTAAGACGTGGTCGTCCTGCACTTCCTTCTAAAGCAAAAGATGGCATGATAGCAGCTATGAAAAAAATAGGAGATGAAGATATAGACATGGATGGGGATATTGATGATGAGGATTTGGAAGATATTGCTGAATCAACTTCAATTAATGAATCGTTTACTCGTATGCAGAAATTAGCAGGAATTATTAAATAAATTATATTAAACAAATTTTAAATTGAGGACTTGGATTACCAAGTCCTCTTTTTTATATTCAAGTAAAAAATTAAAGTTCTATGAGTAATAAAAAAACAGACATTAGACGTATTAAATCCCCAGATGGGATTGTTCGTTATATTAAAGATGGAAAATTACATAATGCAGAAGGTCCTGCGGTAATTCATCCTGATGGTAGAGAAGAATATCATTTAAATGGTTTTCAATATTCAAAGGATGAATTTAAAACAATTAAAAAAGATAGTAATGGATTACCATTCTATAAACAATCAGGAACTAAAATGCGCCATTAAGATGAAGATTGGATTCACAGGTACAGTAAGTGTGGGAAAAACTACATTAGTTAATTCACTAAAAGAATTACCAGAATTTAAACACTATGATTTTGCAACTGAACGTTCAAAATATTTACGTGATTTAGGTATTCCCCTAAATACAGATAGTACATTAAAAGGACAAACAATTTTTCTATCAGAGAGATGTTCTGAGTTAATTAGACATAATATTATAACTGATCGAACAGTTATAGATGTTATAGCATTTACATTAAATGCCGATTCGATTGATTATTTAAATAAAGATGCGTTTGAAAAATATGCTTCTAAATTTATAGAGGAATATGATTGGATATTTTATGTATCACCAGCTGGAGTATCTATTGAAGATAATAATGTGCGTACTACAGATGGAGAATATAGAAAACAGATTGATCAAACAATCAAACATCTATGCTCAGAATATTTATGGAAAATTAAAAACTTTGGTATCATCGCTGGTACTAATGAAGACAGAATTACTCAAATAAAATCTTACTTGAATTTATAATATTTATAACAAAATCTTACTAAATGAAACGCAAAGAACTATATAACTATATTCGTGAAGAAATTGTAAATGAGTTAACTACTGTTACTAAAAATACTGATCAAAGTGAAGTTTCAACAATTTCTAAAGCAGAAAATGTACCTACAACTACCGTTTCTAATGCTATTAAGAAAGCCAAATCATCCGGTCAAGATGTAAATATAGCTGAGATGGCTCGTACTGCAAATAATATTAAAATTGGAGACCCAGCTAAAGTAACTCTACTTAGAAAATTATATGGTGGAACATGGAAAGGAAATATGTTAGATGCAGTAGAAAAAGCAGGTGAAGCAGGTATTTCTCAACTTGAATTAGCTTTAGCAGTTGGTAAAAAAAGTCAACCCGAAATTAATCCTGCCGTAAACGAATTTCTTAAAGTAGGTGCGTTTGCATTATCTAAAATTGCAGGTGCAGCCGCAGAACCAACTATTGCTCCTTCATCTGAAGAAGAAGAATGGATGGCGGACGCTGATGTACAAGATGATTGGGAAAAAGTTGAAGATGAAGATGAAGATATAATGGATAAAGGTCCATCAGCCGCAGATATCAAAGCAGCTGAAAAATCAGTTAAGAAAGTAGCAGGTGGTAAAGGATACGCTAAACAATTACCTCCTGAAGATGAAGAAAAATATGAACGATTGAAAAAGGGAATTGAAACTAAAATCTCCAAAATTAAGGCTCTTCAAAAACCCAAAAGAGCATCATCAAATGATATGCAGGTACTTAAAGCTTTAATTAATCGAGATGATGTTAAAAAACTATTTAAAGCTAAAGGTGTTAGTATAACTGACTTAGTAGCAGATATCATATCATGATAAATCAAAACCGATTTTATTTAATTATCATAGGAATACTAACTATAATTCTGTTAATGCAAAAATGTGGAGGGGGATGTAATTTTATTCCCGTTCTTCCACCTCCTGTAACCATTAGAATAGTAGATACTGTTTATACAGTAACTACAAAGGAGATTCCTACTTATGTCCCAAAATGGAAAACAATTACTAAATACGTTCATGATACAATTGAAACCGTGGATACTACATATGTTATTGGGGACTACTACTCTACTTATTTTTATCAAGATTCATTAATTAATGATACATTATGTTTTTACATTAATGATTCAATCTCAGAAAACAAAATCAAATCAAGAGATTTAAAATATATAATGTCATTTCCAACTATAAAAATACACGATATAGTAATTCAAAATAAAAACGAATATTATGTTGGTTTAGGATTAATTGGAAATCAAAAAGGAATTAATTATTTTGGTCCTGAATTTTTATTGAAAACTAAGAAAAAAGATGTTTATGGAATAGGAATAGGAATGGATGGAAATCTAAAACCTAACCTAAGTCTAAGAACATATTGGAAAATAGGCAAAAAATGAGTCAACCAGATCTTAAACAAATTATAAGGGATGAATATATTAAGTGTGCAAAAGATCCAGCACACTTTATGCGTAAATACTGTTATATACAACATCCACAACGTGGGCGAGTTATATTTAATTTATATCCGTTTCAAGGTAAAGTACTAAATTTATGGAAAGACAATCCATATTCAATGGTACTTAAATCTAGACAGTTAGGTATATCAACATTAGCAGCAGGATATTCTTTATGGTTAATGACATTCCATAAGGATAAAAATATTCTTTGTATAGCTACTAAGCAGGATACTGCTAAAAATATGGTTACTAAAACCAAGTTTATGTATGATAATTTACCATCATGGCTTAAAGTAGAATCTGAAGAAAATAATAAATTAACATTACGATTAATTAATGGTTCTCAAATCAAAGCAACCTCAGCAGCAAGTGATGCTGGTCGATCAGAAGCCGTTTCGCTTCTAATTATAGATGAGGCTGCATTTATTGAAGGTATTGAGCCAATTTGGGCTTCAGCTCAACAAACCCTAGCAACAGGTGGTGGTGCAATTGTATTATCAACACCTTTTGGTACAGGTAACTGGTTCCATAAAACATGGGTTAAAGCAGAAGCACAAGATAATAACTTCTTACCTATTAAATTACCTTGGTATGTTCATCCTGAACGTGATCAAGCTTGGAGAGATAAACAAGATGTAGAATTAGGTGATCCTAGATTAGCAGCACAGGAATGTGATTGCGATTTTACTACATCTGGGGATGTAGTTTATTATCCAGAACACATTGAATATATGATGTCTACTCACGTAGTAGAACCATTAGAGCGTCGTGGGGTAGATGGAAATTTATGGGTTTGGGAATCACCAGATTATACTAGAAGTTATATAGTAATAGCAGATGTTGCTAGAGGAGATGGAAAAGATTTTTCTGCATTTCACGTATTTGATATAGAAACAAATGCCCAAGTAGCAGAATTTAGAAGTCAACTTCCACCTAAAGAATTTGGATATCTATTAGTAGCCATTGCTACAGAATATAATGAAGCACTATTAGTAATTGAAAACGCAAATATTGGCTGGTCAGCTATAGATTCAGTAATAGAAAGAGGATATAGAAATCTATATTATTCACCTAAAAGTGATGTTGCAACTTCTGATTCGTATATTAACAGATACGAAGATACATCCAAAATGACCCCAGGTTTTACTACATCATTAAAAACACGTCCTTTAGTAATTAACAAAGGTCGTGAATATTTTGGAGATCATAGTGTAATTATTCGATCAAAACGTTTGATTGAAGAAATGAAAGTATTCATTTGGAAAAATGGTCGAGCAGAAGCCCAATCTGGATATAATGATGACTTAGTTATGGCTTATAGTATAGGAATGTACTTAAGAGATACAGCATTAAAAAACAAACAGCAAGGATTAGAATTAACAAGAGCAACATTAAATAATATATCAAGAATATCTCCACAACAAGGTGCTTATTTTGCAACGGGAATGGACAATCCATATTCTATGAAGGTAAATGGAGAAGGAAATGAGGATATTAGTTGGCTTTTATGACTTTAAATAAATAAATAATGGCAGATACAAGTATTTTTACTAGATTAAAAAGATTATTTTCAACTGATGTCATCATCCGTAATGAGGGTGGGAATCAAATTAAAGTAATGGATGTTGATTCAATTCAACAAAGTGGACAATATAAAAACAATTCATTAATTGATAGATATAGTAGGATATATTCCGCGAATGCTACCTCACTTTATGGTCAACAATTAAATGTTAACTATCAATATTTAAGAGCCCAATTATACTCAGATTACGATGTAATGGATAATGATGCAATTGTTGCTTCTGCTCTAGATATAATCTCAGATGAATGTACATTAAAAAATGAGATGGGTGAGGTACTTCAAATTCGTAGTTCAGATGAAGATGTACAAAAAATTCTTTATAACTTATTCTACGATGTTTTGAACATAGAATTTAATATGTGGTCGTGGATTCGTCAAATGAATAAATATGGTGATTTCTTTTTAAAATTAGAAATCGCTGAAAAATTTGGAGTATACAATGTTATTCCTTATACCGCATATCATATCATGCGCCAGGAGAATTATGATAAAGAAAACCCTTCAGCAGTAAGGTTCGCATTTTCTCCTGATGGATATGTTGGTGGAACTGCAGGTCAATATCCTGTCCCTAACCAGAGGCAAGATGAAGCAAATGGGATTTATTTTGATAATTATGAAATGGCTCATTTTAGATTATTAACTGATGTTAACTATCTTCCTTATGGTCGTTCATATATTGAACCAGCTCGTAAATTATTTAAACAATATGTGTTAATGGAAGATGCTATGTTGATTCATAGAATCTCTCGTGCCCCAGAAAAACGTATTTTTTATATCAATGTTGGTGCTATTCCTCCTAATGAAGTAGAAAACTTCATGAAGAAGACTATTACCACAATGAAAAAAACACCATATATAGACGAAAAAACAGGTGAATATAATTTAAAATATAACATGCAAAACATGTTGGAAGATTTTTATATTCCTGTTCGCGGTAATGATCAAACAACTAAAATTGATACCACTAAAGGTTTAGAATATAATGGTATTGAAGATGTAGCTTATTTAAGAGATAAATTGTTTGCTGCTTTAAAAGTACCTAAAGCATTTATGGGTTATGAGAAAGACTTAACTGGTAAAGCAACATTAGCGGCTGAAGATATTCGTTTTGCTCGTACAATTGATAGATTACAACGTATTGTACTTTCTGAATTATATAAAATAGCATTAGTGCATTTATATACTCAAGGGTATAGAGGCGAAACATTAACTAATTTCGAACTTTCGTTAACTACCCCATCAATTATATACGATCAAGAACGTATTGCATTAATGAAAGAAAAAGTAGATTTAGCTAAAAATATCATGGAAGCCCAACTACTGCCTACAGATTGGATCTACCATAATGTATTCCACTTTAGTGAAGATCAATTTGATGAATATAGAGATCTTATTATACAAGATGCTAAGCGTAAGTTTAGATTAGGTCAAATTACTGAAGAAGGAAATGATCCATTAGAAACAGGAAAATCATATGGTACACCACATGATTTAGCTTCACTTTATGGTAAAGGCAGGACAATGACAGATCCAGGAAATGTACCTGATGGATATGCTACTGATGTAGAATTAGGTCGTCCTAAAGAAAAAGTTACAAATATCAATACTCAAGATAATACTTTAGGAAAAGATAGATTAGGTAGACAATCAATGAAAGTAGATGATCAGCCTGATTTCAATAACAAACCTATCAATGAGATTACATATCTAAAAAATAAACAGTTTTTAAATGAAATAGAAAAAAAATTAGTTTTCCAAATAGATAAAGCAAAAGAATCATTACTTGATGAAAATCAATTGCGAGATTAATATTTTTTCATATATTTATAATTAAAATAAACATTTAGATGTTAATTAAACATTCGAAATTTAAAAACACAGGTATTTTATTCGAGCTTTTAGTACGACAAATTACCTCAGATACTCTATCTGGCAAAACATCAGAGGCTACTAATATTCTAAAAAAATACTTTAGTAAAACTGAGCTAGGAAGAGAGTATAAATTGTATGATAGTTTACTTAAACGCACCAACTTAACCGAAGGTAAAGCTGAAGTTGTCATTAGTACAATTTTAGAAAGTGCAAAACAGCTAAATCGCTCAGCTCTTAAGAGACAAAAATATAATTTAATTAATGAGATTAAAGATCACTATAGTTTAGAGGAATTTTTTAAAACAAAACTCCCTCATTATAAATCTCAAGCCGCTATTTATACATTAATAGAATCAACGGGTAGTGATAAAAAACAATCTCACGAGCAGATTATTACTAATAGATTAGTACTGTTGGAACATTTAACTTCCTCTACAAAAAAGACAAACAAGCCTAAAGATAGTATTATGGAAGAGTTTTCTCAATATGATAGAGATACTCGTATTTTAACATATAGAATTTTATTAGAAAAATTCAATACCAAATACTCAGATTTCAGCACTAATAAAAAATTAATACTTAAAGAATTCATCAATAGTGTAGATAACACAGATAAATTAAAAATATTCTACAATTCTAAAATTGGTGAAATGAAAAATGAATTAGTTTCGTTAAATAAAAAAACTAAAAACCAAGTTACTAAAATTAAAATAAATGAAGTAGCAACGTTTTTAGTTGGGTTGGGAAAAAACGATAAAGTAAATAACGAACATATAGTAAATCTACTTCAATATTGTGATTTGCTAGAAGAACTTCAACAAGCTAATGGAAAGTAACGACCCAAAAAAATCATTCGAATTAACACCATCAGAAACAGATCCTGAAACAGGTAGAGTTACTTTTGATGTTAAATACAATGCTGACTTCCCAGGAATATATAAAGCATTTAAAAAGCTTAACGAAGAATATAAGAAATTTTTATTATTTGATGAAGTAAAAAAAGATCCTAAATTTAAAGAGATATATAAAGGATTTAATTACTTATTCAATCAATATAAATCTCACATGAGGGAAAATTATCCTAAACAATATAGTCTTTTAAAAGCAGCAAACGAGGAAATGTTAAAGGAACTCGTTCAAAATTATTTAAAAGAAATGAGTGCCACAGGAGCAGGAGTAAATGCAGCTACTTATACATCAGGACAAAGTGAAAACACAGCTCAGAAATATGCTTTTAATCCAAATAAAAAAGCAAAAGGAGCCCAAAATATCTATTACTATAAATTAGGATGGAAACCAGTTGATGCTGAAAAACTTCATAAGCAAGCCAAAGGTTTAGAACATAAAGATCTATGGACTAAAAAATTAGAAGAAAACGAATCAACTGACTCATACATAAATTCATTAAACATACAAGATCCGTCGTTAAAACAATTTATTGACACCAGAATGACCGATTTTGATAAGATTGAGGACAAATTAAATACATTACTTCCGTTGCTTAAAAGTGCTAAAACCGATACAATGGAATATTACAAAACCAATCCTGATTTTAAAATCAAATACGGTACCGATTTGGCAGTAGATTATTTAGATGATTTAATAACTTTATTTAAAGAAAAAAAAATAACATGACACTTCAAGAACAATATAACTCAATTAAGAGTGGCAACGGAAATAAAGACCAATTCTTAAAACACGCTCGTAGCTTATTTCCAGAATACTTTAATCAATATACTGACTTTAATACAGCAACTAATGTATTGAAATCAAAACAAATCATTAGCGAAGCAGCAGGTGGTGTTGTAGCTAAAGGATTTGATATCTACGATTGGAAGAAAATTTTAGCTGAAGAGGTTAAAGCCGAAGAAAAAGAAACTTCAAAAGAAGTTAAAGATAAACAAGCACACGCCTACGATAATTCAGACACTAAAAATGCTGACAATATTAATTTCAATGAAATCATGAAAGGCTTTTATGCTGAAATGAGAGATGAGAAAAATGCTGGAAAAACAGGTGATGAAATTAAAGCTATGGTTGTTAAAAACTTAGCTAAGGATCCTTTATTCTATACTAAAGACGGAATGTTTGGAGTTAAAGGTGTAGGATATACAACTGAAGCTCCTGGTTTAGGTGAACCTAAAGAACCAAAAGGCAAACATAAAGCATCAGGATATGGTGATTTAGATACTGAAGTAAAAATTAAAGAGCCAAAATCAAATGTTCAAGACTCATTAGGTGATCAAGAAGCAGAAACTACAATGCCTAAAAAAGTAAAAGAAATGCCTGACAAAGGTGTTACTGGTGTAGAAAAGAGAATCAAATTAAAAGAAAATATCCAAGATAGAGCAGATGCAATTAATGATTTTGCTCGTTTAGTAAAAACAGGAACAAATGATGAGATAGCTAATACTTTTGAAAATAATAGAGATTACGAAACAACTATTAAAGTTTCCGAAATGATAAAAATCCTAAAAAAATATGGAAAATATGATGATATAATGAGCATGATAGATGATGATTTCACCGATCCTGCTGGTGGAAGAGGTTTATCTAGTCATTTAGAAGAAAAAATTGGTATGTTCAATGATCCTATAGGATATAAAAAATCTGGATTAAGTGATATAGATAAAATGTTTACTAAGGAATTACAAAAAGACAATACATATACCATATATAAGAATGGAAAGATAGTAAAAACTGGAATTGAAGGTACTGGTAATGCTAATGCATGGATAAATGATGAAATGAGAAAATTAAAAGAAGCAATGGATCAAGGTCCTGTATCTATTAAAGGAAAAACAGGTCCAACTGGTGGAACACAAAAGATTCCCCGTGCTTTATTTTTAGATAAAGAAGTAATTAGTACGATAAATGATGCTCAACCTGGAAGTATTAAATTAATTTCCAAACCAGGAGATAAACGTGTGTATATGTATGTTTCTTCATTTGTTAAAAATGCTTTAGATGAATTAGAGAGAGGTCGTTCTAGTAGAGAAAAACTTAAAAAACAATCTAAATTAGCAGATGTACTTGCTGATAAACTTCCATCTGCTATTAGAGGTAAAATTAAAAAAGAAATTAATCCTAAAATGGATTCTGGTTTAAAAATGCATTATGTTGATTTAAATATATCTCCTAAAAAAGATAAAACAGGATATTGGGTTTTAGCTAAAGGTGAAAGTGCACCATTGGTAGCAGAACAAAAACTTCGTTCATTGATTCGTAATCTTATTAAGGAAGAATTAGTAAACGAAATATCACCTGAACTCTTTAAAAGAGCAACTGATGTATCTCGCGAACGAGGTCAAGATCGTAGAACAATGAATATGGGTGAAACATTTTTTAACAAATTCAAAGGTAGACCTTTAATGGGTAGTACTATTGCAGATGTATCTTATGCTAAACCACAATCCGGTGATTATGAAGAAGTTATTGTAAAAATTGAAGTACCTTCATCTGTTGTTCCTGGCGAGACAAAATTTAGATTTATTTACTATGATGTTAGAAAAGACCAATGGGGTGTAGATAAAGAAATAACTAGAGCAGACGCTCGTATATTATCACTTATAGCTCAACATATCAATCCTGACACTCGATACAAATCAGGTGGTGAAGGATTCCAAATTAAAGGATACTAAAATTATGAAGCCATTACTTATAGAAGTCACCCCATTCAATGTATCACCTAAATCACTTACTGAGTCTCGTGATAGGATATCTGGCAACCCAATAGTTGAAGGGATATTAGCTACCTGTGAAGTAAAAAATGGTAATGGTAGATATTATGCTAAAGAGTTATGGGAACGTGAGATAGATAAGTATATGGATATGGTTAGAGAAAATAGAGCTCTAGGTGAACTAGACCATCCAGATTCTCAAATCATTAACTTAAAAAATGTCTCCCACAATATTAAAAAAATATGGTGGAAAGGAGATATGGTAATGGGTGCAATTGAAATTCTACCTACACCATCAGGAAATATCCTTAAAGCATTAATTGAATCAGGTATTAAGGTAGGTGTTTCATCTCGTGGAATGGGTAGTTTAAAACAAGTAGGTGAAGTATTAGAAGTACAAGATGACTTTGAACTACTATGTTTTGATTTTGTTTCCACACCTTCAAATCCAGGTTCATGGATGCATCCTGTAGGACAAATACATGAGGGATTATCTACATCAATTAATTCAAACCCCTATTCTAAAGTTAATTCTATACTTACTGAAATACTTTGTTCAAACGGTACTTGTCCAATATTTTAACTATGGAACAACAACAATCAAATGAAGAATTTCTCCATATGCAAAAACTTGCAGGTTTAATTACTGAAGAAGAATATAAAGCTCATTTATGGTATGATCAATATCTTAAAAATATATCTAAATCTTTTGAAAAATTAAAACAAACATTAAAAGATGAAGGTCATGATATTAAATGAAGATAATAAATCAATTTTAGATTTAGTAAATTATATAGATTCTAAGATTATATCTCTTCGTAAAGAAAATAAACTTTTAGAAATAATTAATTTTTTAAATAAACTTTAACCCCTCCTAAAATAGTCTTTTAGGACCGAGGCGCAGAAATGCGCCTTTCTTTTTTTTTCTCTGCATTTTTGAATAATTTTTATATATGTATATTAGAATGTGCCCAATTTATGAGGCATTGCTTATAATAATTTTATTACGTTTCGAGGATTCTCCTCACATTAAACGTATTTCCAACAAACAAATTTAAGGAAAAAATGGCAACAAACAGAGATTTGCTTAAAGAAGCAATCGCGGACGCTAAATCTGTTAAAGAAACAGCAATAGCAAACGCAAAAGCTGCTCTCGAAGAAGCATTCACTCCGTATCTTAAGGAAAAACTCTCCGCTAAACTCCAGGAAATGGAAAACGAAGAGGAAATTAAGATGGAGGAAATGTATGAAGATGAGACAGAAGAAATGAAAGAAGAAAAAGAATCTATGGATGAAATTTCATTAGATGAACTTCTTGCTGAACTTGAAGATGAAGAAATAGAGGAATCTATTTTCGAAGCTAAAGAGGAAGAAGAAGAATCCGAAGAAGAGGAATCTGAAGAGGAAATGTCTATTGAAGACATGGATGAAGATGATTTGAAATCTTTCATTGAAGATGTTATTAAAGACATGGTAGCTGCAGGTGAACTTGAAGCTGGTCATGAAGGTATGGAAAATGAAGAAGGTGCTGAAGAAGAAATAGATGCTGAAGAAGAAGAAATTGATGAAGAAGTTAATCTTGATGAACTTTTAGCTGAAGAAGAATTAGACGAAGAAATTGGTCTTGATGAACTTTTAGCTGAACTTGAAAGTGAAGAAGTTTATGAAGAAAAAGACAAGATGCAAGAGGAACTTGAAGAAGCTTATGAGGCAATCAAAACTCTTAAATCAGAACTTAACGAAATCAATTTGTTGAATGCTAAACTTCTTTACACTAACAAAATCTTCCGTAATAAGTCTTTAACCGAGTCACAAAAAGTAAAGGTTTTAACAGCATTTGATAAAGCTACGTCTAAAAAAGAAGCACAATTAGTATATGAAACTCTATTAGAGAATTTGAAAACACCAGTTAAAAAATCTCCAATTCAAGAGTCATTAGGTTCCGCTTCTAAAGCATTAGGTACAGCTAAATCAACACCAATTATCGAAAACGATGCTTTCTCACGTATGCGTGAATTAGCATTCGGAAACAAAAAGTAAAATTAAACTAAAAACAAACTAAAAACAAATTTTAAAAACGATGAGTTCAATCAATCAATTACTCGAATCCGCTAATCCGTGGAAATCACTTCAAAGTGATGCCGCTAGATTAGCAACCAAGTGGTCTAAAACAGGCTTACTTGAAGGCTTCGGTTCAGAGGTAGAAAAAAACAACATGGCTCTTATCCTCGAGAACCAAGCAAAACAATTAGTAGTAGAAACTAGTCAAACTGGTGCTTCTCCAACTGCTGGTACATTTACTGTTGGTCAGTCTGAAAACTGGGCAGGTATCGCTCTTCCATTAGTACGTAAAGTATTCGGATCGATTGCTGCTAAAGAATTCGTTTCTGTACAACCAATGAATTTACCTTCTGGACTAGTATTCTTTCTAGATTTCCAATACGGAACTGATAAAAATCCATTCACATCAGGTAACTCACTTTATGGTGCTCGTAATGCAACTGGTCAATTCCCATTCCAAACAACTGGCACAACTGGTGGTTTATATGGTGAAGGTCGTTTTACTTATTCTACTAACCAATTTTCATCATCTTTTTCAAGTTCATTAGCAGGTTACTCTGCTAATTCAGCTTCTTGGGCAGAAGTAAATTTTGATTCTGCTCTATCAGCATCAGCAGCAGCTTCAAGAATTATTAAAGTAACAGTTCCTACATCAGCTTCAATTTTAAGTAATTTTGATCCAGATGCAGTTAGAGGATTTGTATTAACTTCAGGTTCAAATTTCCCATTAGCTGGTACTTTACCTGCCTTTACTTCTTATAACTACACAGCTAACACTATTGCATTCTTTTTCACAGCCTCTGGAATTCCAGCAGCTGGTTCAACTTGGTTGATAGAATACAATAAAATTACAGCTGATAATAATCGTGGTGATTTTGAAGATACAACTTCTCCTTCATTCTCAGTTCCAAATGCTGAAAGTGCATCTACAATTGTTATTCCAGAAATCAACATCAAGATGCAATCACAAGCGATTGTTGCTAAAACTAAAAAGTTGAAAGCAGTATGGACACCTGAATTTGCTCAGGATCTTAACGCTTACCAGAACATCGATGCTGAAGCTGAATTGACTAACGTAATGAGTGAATACATTTCAATGGAAATTGATTTAGAAATTCTTGATATGTTGATCGAAGATGCTGCAGCTGGAACAGAAGTATGGTCAGCTGTAAACAATCAATTTATTGATTTTGCTACAGGTACAATTACTAATGCTGCTGTAAGTAATAATGGATTCTACAACACTCAAGGTGGATGGTTCCAAACTCTTGGTACTAAAATGCAGAAAATTTCTAACAAGATTCACCAATTAACACTTCGTGGTGGTGCTAACTTCTTAGTATGTTCTCCAACAGTAGCAACAGTTCTTGAATCAATCCCAGGATTTGCTGCAAATACTAATGGTGATGCTGCAAACATGGAATACGCAATGGGTGTTCAGAAAGTAGGTGCTATCAATAACCGTTATACAGTTTATAAGAACCCTTATATGACTGAAAACGTTATCTTGATGGGATTCCGTGGTAAACAATTCCTAGAAACAGGTGCTGTGTTTGCTCCATATATTCCATTGATCATGACACCACTTGTGTACGATCCAGCAACCTTCACTCCACGTAAAGGTTTAATGACTCGTTATGCTAAGAAAATGTTACGTCCTGAATTCTACGGTAAGATCTATGTTAGTGGTTTGAATACCCTATAATATGATTTAATATAGAATCAAAATTGAGAAGCCGGACTAAGTCCGGCTTTTCTTTTTTTCCCAATATTCATAATATTTATCAATAAAACATATGTCTCAAAATTCAAACGACGATATTTTCTTAGAGAAAAGAAAACCAAAAGGAGATATTAAATTTAAATTATCCCTAAATGAAGAACAAAAGGAAGCCAAACAAATAATTCTAGATAATCCAGTTGTATTAATAAAAGGAATGGCAGGTTCAGGTAAAACCTTAGTAGCCTGTCAGGTGGCCTTAGATATGATTTTTAAAAAAGAAATGAATAAAATTATTATCACTAGAGCCACAGTATCAAAAGAAGATATTGGTTTTTTACCTGGTGATTTAAAAGAAAAAATGGATCCATGGTTAGCTCCTATATATGCTAACTTATATTTACTATATGATAAGGAAAAAATCGATAAAATGATTTCAGAAAATCAAATCGAAGTAGTACCATTTGCGTTCATGCGTGGTAGAACATTTCCTAATGCGTTTGTAATCGTTGATGAATGTCAAAACATTACTCATAGCCAAACAGAAATGATGTTAGGACGTTTAGGTAAAGGTGGTAAAATTGTTTTTTGTGGTGATATAGCACAGGTGGATTTAAAAAGTAAAAAAGACTCTGGTATTGGATTTTTTCCACGACTTGAGGAACGAATTAAAGGCGTTAGAATTATTACTTTAAAGAAAAATCATCGTCATGAGATTGTAGAAGAAATTCTTAAAACATACGAAGAATTTAGGGATTAACCATATTTATATAGGACAAATTCTAATCAATAACAATGGCTTCAACCCTTACTGTTAATATTGCTGAATCTATTACCCTAGAAAATGGTAATCAGATGAATACTTTTAATACAGTATCCATACCTAATATTAGTCAAATAATAAGACGTATAGATACAATAGCAACCACATTTTCGGGCTCAGGTATTGAAATTATAAAATTTGTTGATAGTGAAGAACAACAAACCGCAGGTTCATTTGTAAAATCAGATGTTAAATATTTAAGATTTACAAATATTTCCTCTACAGGTTCAGCAGAAATATATTTAATATCCACAGGAAATGAAAGTTCAATTTTTACATTAAATGCTGGAAAATCATTAATGTTTGACAACTCAGAATTTAATTCAACATCAACAAATGATTATGTTGTTGAAGATTATGTTGATGAAACTTATTATTCTAGTTTTATATACTATGATACTATAAAAGCCAAAGCATTATCTTCATCAATCAAATTAGAATACGTTGTTGCTTCTCTCTAATATTAAAAATAACTTTATAACATGGCATTAACTTACAGACAAACTAAAGGTACAGCATTAACAATTGAAGAATTAGATGCTAACTTCCAGTATTTTACTGGATCACATTCAATAACAGGATCATTAACAATATCAGGTTCAGTCACATCTTCACTTACATTATTTAATGTTCCCGAATATATAGACCAATCGGCCGCTGTAGCCGCAGGGTTAACAACAGGAATGGTTTTTAGAAATGAGAATTTTCTCATGATAGTAACAGGTAGTATCTAACTTAAAAACCATATATAAAATGCCCAGAATTAAAGGAATACTCTCAGTAATATCAGGCTCTATCATTATTTCAGGTAGTGGAGGAACCACAACTATAGGATCAAATTCTATTACCATTTCCGGTAGTGAAGGAACTACATCTATAGGAGGATCAGGTTCAAATGATGTAGTTGGTAATTCAACTATCACCGGTTCCCTTAATGTTAGTGGTTCAATTGTAGTAATTGGATCACTTTATATTTCAAGTTCAGACACACTTATTAATCAAGGACCTACAGAACTTATAGGTAATTTAAGATTAGGAGCAGGTATAGGAACAATTGGTAACCCAGCTATCATGAATAATTTTGCTGGTCTTTACTCTTTTGCTATGGGAGCATCTACCTCTGCTTCTGGTCTATATTCACATACTGAAGGAAATTTTACATTAGCATCAGGCCGATGGTCTCATGCTGAAGGTCAATTAACAACAGCCTCAGGAATTTATTCACATGCTGAAGGAGTTTCAACAGTAGCTTCTAATACCGGTTCACACTCAGCAGGTGCATTCACATTAGCTTCAGGACGATATGCACATGCTGAAGGATTTTTAACAACAGCCTCTGGAGATTATAGTCGAGCTATAGGTAGATCTACTCAGGCAACAGGAAATTATTCATACGCTGAAGGAACTGCTTCAATAGCAACAGGAAATTATTCACACGCTGAAGGTAGACAAACAATTGTATCAGGAGATTACTCACATGCTGAAGGATATTTAACACAGGCCATTGGGGATTACGCACATGCTGAAGGAAATAGCACAACCGCCTCAGGTCAAGTAGCTCACTCTGAAGGTCTCCTCACCGAAGCAGTAGGATGGTATTCACATGCTGAGGGAAGATCAACACAATCTTCAGGCTCATATTCACATGCTGAAGGATTTGGTACTGTTGCCAAAGGAGACTATTCACATGCTGAAGGATCTGGTTCAATAGCAACAGGATTTAGTTCACATACTGAAGGCCGATCTACAGAAGCTTCAGGAGATTACGCACACGCTGAAGGTCAATCAACTATAGCTGAAGGTGATTATCAACATGTTCAAGGTAAATTCAATTTACCACTTACAACAAATGCCGCATTCATTATAGGAAATGGAACTTCAGATATAGTAAGAAAAAACTTAGTATTTGCAGCAGGTAATGATTTTCAAATAAGTGGTTCACTATATGTAAGCGGAGCAGCCCAATCAGGTGGAAATGGACAAGTTTTAACATATCATACATCAACCGGGTTAGTTACTTATACCGCTTCTTCCGCTCTTGGAAATAATACAATTATTAATAACAATTATACAAGTAGTTTTATTACTCAATCGTATAGTTCTAGTGTAATAAATAATACATACATTAGTAGTTCTGTAACTAATATTGGAGTAGAAACATATCCTGATGAACCACTATATGGCATTCAATACTATAGTGGTTCTTTTCCTGGAGTATTCGGAGCTGAAGAATATTTTTTATATAACTATGAATCACATAGTTTAGAACAAGGTCAATATGTTATAGCATCTGGTATACATTCACATGCTCAAGGACAAAATGCTATAGCATCAGGAAGTTTTTCACATGCTGAAGGTTCTAGTTCATTAGCATTAGGTATTGCTTCACATGCTGAAGGATTTAGAACATTAGCCTCAGGAATTTATTCACATGCTGAAGGATATCTAACATCAGCATCAGGTATTGCTTCACACGCTGAAGGAGTAGATACTAAAGCAAGAGGGAATTATTCACACGTGGAGGGATTTGATTCTGAAGCAAATGGAGACTTCTCACATGCTGAAGGATTTTTTGCAATAGCCTCAGGTTCATATTCACATGCCGGAGGAGAAGGCACAATAGCCTCAGGCTCATACCAAACAGTAGTAGGTTCGTGGAATGTTCAAAATAATACTGCTTCCAAGTTTATAGTTGGTATTGGAATTTCTTCAAATAGAAAAGACGGATTTACAGTAGATGTTGATGCATCAGCAAGAGGTTCGGTTATGATTCCAACAAATAGTAATGGAAATCCAAATAATCCAAAAGCTGGTTCAATGTATTTTAATCCTACTACAAATATATTGTCTATCTATAATGGTACAGATTGGAAAACGTTTTCTCCAACTAACTAAATATTTAAAGATTAAATACTTTAATTGGGTTTGTCATTTGGCAAACCCTTTTTTATATTAACATAATTTTGAGTATTTTTAAAATTTTTATATATTTATAACATATGGTAACTAGAGTTCCCTTTAGATGGGGAAATGCGAATTTTGCTTGGAACACGAATCCATTTCCAAACCAAAGTAAAAATCCATTTACTTGGAACGATGTTGCTCTATTAATTGAAATAATATCTGGAGGGCCAGGCGGAGCAGCTGAAACTTTAAAAGATAAAAAAAAGAAAAAACGATTTATTACTCTTTGGTGTAAAGTAAATGGATACGATGAAACAAAGCAAACTAAAGAAATAAAAGATATCAAAATAACTGCCCAAGATGTTGAAATGGTAATTAAAGAAGTATTAGGAATAAATGTTAAAATTGATCTATAATGTATAAATTATATACGGATAAAACAGAAATATTTGAATGTAAAGTTAAAATTGATGGTGCTTCACTTTCAAATTCTAAAGCCCGTTTAATCATAGAATCGGAAGATTTAAATTTACTATTTAATGGTAAAATAGATGAATACGGTAATTGCAAAATTCCAATTAAACGACTAAAAGGTATTTTACCTGAAAGTATGAAAGGAGAAATTAAGTTAGAAGTCATAGCAGACGACACATATTTTATTCCTTGGAAATCAGAATTTTCAGTAGATGCATCTAAAAAAGTAGTTGTTGAAGTAAAATCACAGGACGCTGATTTGATTATAGAAAGCGCTCCTAAAGTATCAGTGACGGATGTGAAGAACACAGAGTCCATTGTTACAATCGCTGCTCCAGCTGAATCTACGCCTGATATTAATAAAGTCATTAAGGAACACGTTGTTAATTTAATGAGATTATTATTAAGAGAAGACATAAGTATAGATAACATTGTATTTAAGAAAACCAAAGCAAATTCAATCATTTCAACATATCTTAATTCACAAAAAGTTGAATTAACAGAATCAACTAAAAACCAGATTGTTGAAGGTTTATTAAGCAAACTTTGATTTTAGTAAAATCTTTGTTATATTATACTTGTTATGTCAGGACCATTAGATTTTACTAACCAAAATATAGAAGACACATATCCGCGAGTTTTACAAACCGATGGTACTAATGTTTATGATGGAACAGGTTCATTGTTTACAGTTACAGCTGTAGCAGCCCCAGCGGGTCCAAATCAATCAGTTCAGTTTAATGATGCCGGTGTCACTAGTGGTAGTGGAAATTTTACATTTGATAAAACTACTAATGTTGTATCATTAACTGGTTCTATAAGCGCTGTAAACGGTTTTACAGGCAGTTTACTCGGAACTGCAGCAACTGCATCGAATACTCCTAATGCGCTTGTAACAGGTTCTATAAACGCCAATATATTAACATTTACCAAAGGTGATGGTTCCTCGTTTAATTTAACTGTTGACACAGGTTCAGGTGGAACCCCCACAGATACAGGTAGTTTATTGGTTACTGCTTCGGCAATATTAAACCAAGTTACTTTCACCAAGGGAGATACTTCTCAATTCACCATAACAATTGATACTGGCTCGGGTGGTGGATCTTTCACAGATACAGGTAGTTTATTGGTTACTGCTTCGGCAACATTAAATCAAATCACTTTTACCAAGGGTGACACCTCTCAATTTACTATAACTGTTGATACTGGTTCAGTAACCTCTATAGATACAGGTTCATTTGTAACTACATCTTCTTTTAATAGTTTTACTAGTTCATTTAACAGTTTTACCTCCTCATATAATACAGGTAGTTTTACTGGTTCGTTTACTGGTAGTTTTTATGGGACTGCTTCTTGGGCAAATTCAGCATCTCAATCTATTTCAGCTTCTTATGTTCTAAGTTCATCATATGCAACTAGTGCATCTTTTGTTGAATCAAGTTCATATGCTACAACTGCATCCTTTGTTATAAGTAGTTCTTATGCATTATCCAGTTCGTATGCTCTATCATCAAGTTATGCTTTATCAGCATCATTTGTAGAGTCAAGTAGTTATGCTTTATCTTCTTCATTTGCCTCAACATCTTCATACACCCCCAATGCTGTAATTACTGCATCTGCATTATCAGCAAATACAATCAGATTTCAAAAAGGAAATGGAGATGTATTTGATGTTTCTATTTCTGGTGGGACTGGGGGAGGAGTAGATAATATAGCTTTGTATAGTGCAAATAATGATCAGATCATATTAAAATCAGGTAGTGCTGAGATTGGATCTCCATTAACTGTAAAATTTGCAACATCATCATCAGTTTCAGTTTCATCAAGTTTTGCATCAACAAGTTCATTTTCTATATCAGCTTCGTATGCTTTATCAGCATCAAACGCCCAAAGTGCAAGTTATGCATTATCTAGTTCTTATGCGTTAAGTGCATCTTTTGTAGAAAGTGCAAGTTATGCATTGTCTAGCTCATATGCTTTATCTAGTTCTTTTGCAACATCAGCTTCATTTACTATATCATCTTCTTTTGCTTTATCAGCGAGTTATTCATTGAGTTCATCATATGCACTATCGGCATCTCATGCTGAATCAAGTTCATATGCTTTATCAAGTAGTTATGCTTTAAGTAGTTCATTTGCTACTACAGCTAGTTGGGCAGCAAATGGAGGTGTAACTAGATTAATAGCAGGATCAAATATATCATTATCTCCAACAAATGGTTTAGGTCAAGTTACTATTAGTTCAACTGGGGGAGGAGGTGGGTTTAATACCGCAACTGGATCTTATGGAAGTTTTTATGATACCACCACTCAAACAAATCCAGTAGCTAATATTCCTCGTTCAATGTCTTTTAATACAACAGACATTTCAAATGGGGTATCTATATCTGGATCAACATCTCCATTTAACACCTACATAAAGGTAGAAAATGCTGGAGTTTATGATATACAATTTTCAGCTCAACTTGATAAAACTGATTCTGGAACAGATGAAATATTAATTTGGCTTAGAAAAAACGGTATCGATCTTACTGATACTGCAACAACTATTAGTTTAGTTGGTAATAATGCTAAAAATGTAGCAGCTTGGAATTTCTTTGTTAATGCTGCAGCAAACGATTATTATCAATTAATATGGTACTCACCAGATACTTCTGTAAGATTATTAGCTGAAGTTGCTGGAGGAGGACATCCCGGTATTCCTTCTGTAATATTAACAGTAAATAGAGTAGATCAATTTTTAAGTAATACAGGTTCATTTACTGGTTCATTTACAGGAGAATTAATTGGTACTGCAAGTTGGGCCAACTCAGCTTCAAACGCATTAATATCTCAAACAGCATCCTTTGTAACAGCTTCAAATGTATACGGCCCCTATGGATCTAATTCAATACTAAGTGCTTCATATGCATTAAGTAGTTCTTTTGCAAATTCTTCATCTTATAGCTTATCAAGTAGCTATGCATTAAGTTCAAGTCAGGCAATATCTTCTTCATATGCATTTTCATCAAGCTATACTTTATCAAGTTCATATAGTTTAAGTAGTTCTTACGCTGAAAGTTCTTCATATAGTTTATCTTCAAGTTATGCTTTATCGAGTAGTTATGCTTTGAGCTCAAGCCACGCTAATTCAGCATCATATGCTTTATCGAGTAGTTATGCATTAAGTTCATCTTATGCTTTAAGTTCTAGTTTTGCAACTAGTGCCTCATACGCATTGAGTAGTTCATATGCATTATCTAGTAGTTATGCATTAAGTTCATCATATGCTGAGAGTGCTTCGTATGCTCTAAGTAGCTCATATAGTATAAGTAGTTCATATGCCCTATCATCAAGTTATGCTCTTAGTGCTTCATATGTCTTAAGTAGTTCATATGCCCTATCATCAAGTTATGCTCTTAGTGCTTCATATGTCTTAAGTAGTTCATATGCCCTATCATCAAGTTATGCTCTTAGTGCTTCATATGTCTTAAGTAGTTCATATGCCTTATCAAGTAGCTATGCTTTATCATCCTCATATTCTTTAAGTAGTTCATATGCTGATTCGTCTTCACATGCCACAAGTGCAAGCTATGCAGCTACAGCATCTAATATATTAGGTGGAAAGACCCCACATATCCCATATTTTGATACAGATACTACTTTAGCAACTAGCTCAATATACCAATCAGGTTCAACAAGTATTATTATTAACTTAGATGTTAATACAACAGCTAATCCTGAGGCACTATATGTTTATCAACCACACCCAACCTCATTCAACGTAATAAGTGGTAAAGGTGATTTAAACAACTACTTACAGCTTAATATACATAATACAAATGCTGGTACAGATGCATCCTCAGACGTTGTAGCAACAGCTGATAATGGTGATGAAGATGGTAATTATATTAATATGGGCATCAACAGTAAAAACTTCACAGGTTTACTAGGAGGTCCAAATGATGCTTACTTATATACTACTGGAAGTCATCTTCATATAGGTAATGCAACACCTAATATGCCAATACAGTTCTTTGCAGGCGGTTTTGATACAGATGCTAATAGAAAGTTTGAATTAAATCCAAACAACCAACACCAAATGACTGGTTCGTTGGATATTAGTGGTAGTTTAGCTGTAAGAGATTTAACATCAACACTTCAACCTAATGTTGTAACATATGATACTGTAAGTGGTCAATTTTATTATACTGCTTCATCAGCATTTGGTGGAGGTAGTTCAGGTGTAACACAAATTGTAACAGGTAGTGGAATATCAATTTCACCATCAAGTGGGGTAGGAGTTGTTACTATTAGCGCAACGGGAGGAGGTCCGAGTGGTGATTTTGTAACAACATCTTCATTTAATAGTTATACTGGTTCCAATTCATCTACATTCGCAGGTACAGCTGCTACTGCTTCTTATAGTAATAATTTTATAATAGGAAGTACTTTAACACTAAATACAACACTAACAGATTATTCAGCAATATCACCAAGTACAAGTCCAGGACCAAATAACTTATTTACACGAAACACAAGTTCATACACTTCATTATTTGGTAAATATACAATATTTAGTGGTTCTAATTCTAGAGCAGGTGAATTTGTAACTTCATGGAATGGTACAACAACATCCTACTACGATAATTCAACAGTAGACATAGGCAATACTTCCGCAATTACATTTATTTCATCTATAGTATCAGGTCAAATACAAATAAATACTGGAGCTTCTACCCCATCAGGGTGGCAAGTAAAAATGCTAGCAACTTTTATGTAATTAGTATATTTATAATAGAAATTAGTTGGATAGGGAAAACTAAAAAATTATGGCAAACGAATTTGTAGCTCGTAACGGAGTCATAGCACAAAATAACTCAATTATATCTGGTTCACTTTCAGTAACCGGATCAACTAATTCAACTGGTTCAGGCCATATTGTAACATACAATACTGCTTCTGGTTTATATTCTCATACTCTTCCTGATACCTTTATTTCCAATATTAAAAGTGGAAGCTTTGGAATTACAATTGATGGAAATGGTGGTGTAATAACAGTAGGTCAAAGAGGATACATTACCGTCCCATATAATGGAACAATAACAGATTGGGAACTACTTGCTGATCAGGCAGGAACATGTAATATAGATGTGAGAAAATCAACATATGCTGGATTTCCAACTCAAACATCAATTACTGGTTCAGCCCCCATTACTATGTCTGCTGCCCAAAAAGCATCTTCATCTATATTAACTGGATGGACATCCTCTATTTCAGCAGGTGATGTGTTTGGATTTACTCTAGTTAGTGCATCCTTAATAACAAGATTAAATTTAATAATAAATACAATTAAATCATGACATATAAAATTTTATCTACAAGACAAGCTGGTGAAACATTAATTACAGCAGTTGAATATAACTTTGATGATAATATTGTTATTACTGAGGTAGCTCATTTTATGCCTAAAACGGAGGAGGAAATAACTCAAAATATCATTAATAGAGCATCATCAGAGATAGCTAGAATAGAAGCATCTAATACCATTGCTGCATTAATTGAAGGCATTGTTATTGGAGAAGAAAAATCTATTGAATAATGGCATTAAGGTATTGGGTAGGAGGTACAGGTAATTGGGATTCAACAACTACAGCTAATTGGTCTGCAACTTCTGGTGGTGCAAGTGGAGCATCTGTTCCTACAGCAGCAGATGATGTTTTTATTGATGCTAATTCTGGAGTAGTAACAGTTACAAAAACAACAAGTACAAGTTGTCTTACATTAACATTTACAGGATTCACAGGAACTTGGACAATTGCTGATGGTATTACATTAACTGTTGTTGGAACTGCAATTACTCTTGGTAGTGGAATGACTTATACCACAGGAACTACTGGTATTTTGAGTACTATAAGCAACACAGCTTCTGTAGCCATTGCATTTGCAGGAATAATAATTCCAAGATTAACATTAGGCAGAATTACTGCTGGACAAGTTCAGACTATAACAATAAGCGGTACTGCTCCTACAGTTCAAAACTTAATAATAAATAACACAGCATCATCTGCACAGACAACTTTAGCAGGAACAGCTTTAACAATAACTTCAAGTTTTAGTTTAGCATCTGGTTTATCAACTGGAACTCTTTTAACTTTTTCAGGGACTTGTACTATTTCTAATGCAGGTTCTAATTTATCTAATAGTATAACTGTAGCTTCGGGTAGTTTACAAATGTTAACCAATATTAATA